AGAATGGAAGAACCCCTGGTTCCCAGGTAGACGACATCGCCACAGGCAAAACGACCCCAGGTGCCGAGGGACAGACCGAAGCCCTTACTTCTCTATCCGAGCAATTTGCTACTCTTATCGAGGCTATCAATGCTCTAGCCAACACCCCAGATCAGAGCTCCCAGGAAATCGTTACGGCCATCACCGATAGTGGTGCTACTCTTGCTGAACTCTTGGGTGGAACTCTTTCTGTTTCCGTTGATAACATTCCTGTGGTAGGTGTCGATGGGTTGGAGGCCGCTCTCTCTGGCGCATTTAAAAGCTCTGGTCTTGGTTCTGTTGGTTCGCAAGTTGCTGACGCCAGGTTGCGTCTTGAAGTTCTGGAAAGTATTATTGATCCAAGCGGACCTTCGGTTGAAGATAGAATCACTGCGGCTACTGAGTCCCTTACCGCTAACCTGGATATTGCCGGAAACGCCCTCATTGCCATCGAGGACAGTGTTGGCGATTTGTTTTCGCAGGTTAAGGCTCTTGCTCCGCTGTCTGCCCTAGGAACACAGGTTGCCTTACTAGAAGACGGCGTCACTACTCTTATCGCGCAGGTGAAAACCAATACCGACGGCACTACTGCCCTTAAGAGCACTGTGGATGCGAATGCAAAGCTAATCAACGACGTAACAGATTCTAACGGGGATATCAAGCTCTTGGTGGACGAAGTGGTAACTTCCAACGACAAGGCTGTAACCTTGGTGAAAGGTTTCGAAGCTACTATCGCCGACATCAATACCCGAGTCACCGGTGCGCAAGATAAGGCTATTGCTGCGACCGCGGCGGTTACGGACCTGAAGGATTCTCTAACCGCGCTTTCCACTTCTATCACCAGCAACAGACAACTTTCCGAGACCGCAGATCGCGACCTCAGCAACTCGCTATTCAAGCTGGAAACCAAGGTTACGGACAATGCTACGTATATTCAGAGAGTTCATGGCAAGACCGAAAGTGCTCTCAGCCAGGCCCAGCGGGCGCTTAACTTGGCACTCTAGCCGAAGCGATAAGGAGCTTTAACAATGGTCATCGTACTACCGGATGGCACCGTCATTGTAGAAGACGGCGATCCGAGTTTTGCTTCAGTAGAAGATCTTGGGGCTTCCGCTCCGACCAATTACATACTTGATCCTGATCCTAACAGACCGGTGTCCCAGTTCATTCTGGAAACCTTTGGTATTCCCTTTTCTCCCAATCCGGAAGTAGGACGAGTTCTGGGTGGTTCGCTTCCTGGATACGACATAAGAAACCAAGATGCCACAACTATGATGAAGCTCTCCCTCGTGGTGGAGCTTCGGGACCCGCCGGGCGGCAGTACTCCAGATCCCGCGGGAGTAAATGAATTCGCAGAGATCGAATTAGATGAATTCGGTGTCGCCAGATTTTTCATTGTTGGTGCTGTTCCCGCGCAAGACCTAGACATTCGCTATTGTATTCCTACTAGCCAGCTGAGATCCCCCGCCGATCTTGTGGTGGTTCGTGGCTATGATCCTCCGCCCCGCAGAGAGTTGAGAACTTCATTCGACGGACTTAAGAATGCTGAGATCTTCACCTATGGTGAATGTGCTGCTAGTTCGTGCGATGAAAATGCTGTGGGTAAGTTTGCGTCTATTTCCTACGATGACCCTTTGCTTGATCAGGTATACCTTGACGATGTTGTAAACTCCTACGAGATCCAAGCCTTCGAGTCCATCATAGGCTATGTGGTTGATTTGGATTTACCAGACGGAACTGACCCGGATTTTGCCCAAGATAGAGGTATCAAGATTACCTTTGGCGACACGACGAAAGAATACATCACTGTTGATTCAGCTCTCTTGAATAACTTTCTTCAAGTAGGAACTACTTCTCCTCTTGGTGCCTCTACGGGCTTTATAACTGGTCAGCAAGGAGTTGCTTCAGGATCGGCTAAGTATGGAAACGCAGCTAACAGCAACAGTACTACGCTGTCCATTAGTTCTGTGGATCCCCAAACAGGCGAGTGTTCGACAGAAGTAACCAGTATCGTAGGTAGCAAGATTATCATTCCCGCTTCTAGATTTACCAGACTCAATAAGTTCGGTAAGGAAGAGTCTGATTTTCTTGGTGTTCAGGATGTTGTTTTTTCCGGCCGTAAAGTACTTCAAATAAATGTGTTTGAGGAGATTTTCGCTACGGTATTCATAAAGGTACAGAAAGAATTTATTAGCCTACCTCAAGGCAAGAACTGGACCTGGACAGTGCTGCCTAACGGAGATGTTGAAATAGAGCTATTCAGTGTCTTAGAGGATGGTCCTGCCGCCGGTATTGCTGATTTCTACGCAAATCCTCCGCCTCCCCCGACACAACTGTTTCGTCGCAGTGGTTCAAGCCCAGCAAGCCCGTCCGGACTTGAAGCGACAGGGACTGCTGCGTTCGATGGTTTGATTGCTAACATAGGAGATAGATTAGGCTATCTGGCGGTAAATAACACTCTTTGTTTGGTCGTAGAAAGAAAGCGTCCTAGCATAGATATCTTTTCTCCTAATGGAGACGCGGAGACTATCGCTCTGAAGTTCTTGGAATTGACGCCGGCGGCTAATGAATCTATAGTCTTTCAACACGGTGTAGCTATTTCTGGACAGCGTCGTCTTTACGGTATTCGCTACACCCCCATTGTAATAGTAGACGAACCTGCCCCTATAGCGTATGCAGCAACCGGGCCTCTTCAAAGCATTGATGCGCAAACAGGACAGCCAGGGGTAGTTATTCTTCCCGCCGCCGGAATTATCGACCAGACAGACGGAATTGTAGATGCTGATCCCAGCACGACCCAGGATTTTGGTGAGAGCCAGATTCAAGTCCTTCAGGATAATACGAATGGTGCGACCATCGACATAACCCTCCCATTCTGTACTGAAACTGAATGCCTCCAGATTGCTCAGAACTTTCTTGCCCTCCAGAGTCAAATTGTAGATACGCAGTCCATCGTTCTTGGGCCAGATTCCGTACCTCGCTTGGGAGATGTTCTTCCTGACGGATCTATCATCAACGAAATCAACTACTCGTATTCCGATGCCAGCCAGTACTTGATCACAGTAACGGCAGGACCAAAGTATCTAACCGCTGGAAGTTTTCAGGATTCCAAATACCAACTATCGACCGAGGATGTTACTAGAGAAGGCATAGTGGTTCAGGATAAAGGAAATGGTGCCGAGTACGTGGTGAGAGTAGATGGATTCGGAGAACTAAACTGTTTGAGCATGGTTCTGGACGAAATAACGGCGGGAGATAAAGTTTCAGTCAGACTATACAATCACCCTCAGGAGCACTTCTAACATGGCTAGTTGCGCAAATATAACGCTCGAGAGGATTAGAGCTCGTGTTTCATTTGGAAGCCCTGACGATGTCTCCTCTCCCAAGTTTGAAACGCCGGATGTAAAGTCCTTTACGGTTTCCAAGAGTAGAGGAAATTTATCTTCTCAATTCAGCGCCTCTATTGAAATACCCTCTGACTTTGCCATCCCTGCGGGGGAGGACATTGTTATCGAAGCAGGAACAGAAGGAAACATGCGTCGCATCTTTACAGGAAGAGTTCTAAGCGTAACCGTTAATCCTTCCTTTGAAGACGCCTCCAGTTATGTAGTCAATATGTCCGGTCAAGATCGCTTCTATGAGCTTGAAGGTAAGAACATTTCCAGACGACAGAGAGCCCGAGGACTTTCATCCTTTGCGGCTATCGCCAGTATAAGTTCCAAAGCCCCCCAGAAAGGTATTTCCTTGGAGAAACGCGAATCTAGCGGCGGAGGAGCCTTTCAAATCACCAATCTCGATACAAACATTAGAGAGCACAGTAAGCTCGTAAGAACAGATCGAGTGTCGTGGGACCCTTTTAGCCCTGCCAAAGATCCAGAGAATTTGGAAAATAGAACCGGAGTAACGGGCCAATCTACTATTGACATTAAGCCAAAGGCAGTTTCCCTATCGCCCGGAGTCTCGGTTCGTTTTAACGTTGAAGGAACCACCTACGAGGCCGGAGATGCTTGGTCAGTGTCAGACCCTAAAATTGGCACTATCCAGGATCAGCAAAATGGTTTCGCTATCTATACCCAGCTGGCCTTGGGGGAAAATACCATTATCTTCCTCAAAGCAGGAGCGGATGCAGGTACTCTCTTTACAGGTAAAGCAACAGCAACAGGAATTCCTATCCATGACCACTCCTCTCTCGGCAGCGGGGGACCCGCCTTTTCCGTGTACGGAAGTGAGTAAGTACTTGATTATAAAGGAGTTTTTGTGTATTTCATTTACATAGTTGAAAACTTGATTAACGGAAAAGCTTATGTTGGTCAAACTATGTATCCGGAATTTAGATGGAAAAAGCATAAGAAGGCTGGATTAGATTGCCCTCATCTACATCGTGCCATTAGAAAGTACGGGCGCAAAAGTTTTGATTTTTCCCTTATACAGCGATGTGAAAATTTAGAGGAAGCTAACACGCAAGAGGTCTATTGGATTAGTACCTTAACTACCTTATCCCCGAATGGTTACAATCTAAAAGAGGGAGGATTAGGGGGAGGACCTGATTCTTTAGAAACCAGAGAGAAGAAAAGGCTGTCTAAGTTGGGAGAAAGAAACAGCTTTTATGGAAGAAATCATTCTGACGAAAGTAAGGATAGGATAAGTGCATCTAAGACGGGCAAGAAGATAAATTTGTCCCCTGACGATTTGATTAGACGTAAAACCCAGAAGACCTTTTTAGGCAGAAAGCATTCTACCGCGACAAGGATCCAATTGTCTAAGTCTCACATGGGGAATCAAATAGGTGAGAAAAATCCAATGTTTGGCAAAAGACACTCTGAAGAAACTAAGACAAAGATGCGGGAAGCCCAGCGTATCCGCTGGGAAAACATAAAGAAGTCCCAGCAGTCCCCATAGTTGCTTTATTGGGCAAAATCTCTTATCATTGGGAGGATAACTACAGCCGATGGCATGCGAGTGTAAGGTCGCTGGATTATTTGAAATTCAATACGACGGCATCATCTCTGCTACTCTAACTGGCTCAAGTGAGTTCATAGACATCGTGAGCTCATGCTCGTCTGCCCCCAATGTTTTTGAAGAAGCCCGCCGCAAATTAAAGGGTCCCTCGGTTGGAACCCTTTCGCTTACAACCTACGCCTTTCCACAAGGATCTACCAATAAGTTCCTGGGGACGTCCTGTCCTTCTTCTGCTGGGATTTCTTTTCCAACCCAGCAGCGGTTTGATTGCGAAAATAACATCACCAGGATCATAAGAACTAAAACTGGAGAAGCCTTCCGAGAAGGGGACCCAATTGACGGGATCACCCTATTGGGAGACATTTGCTCTTTTCGCACCCTTAACGCAAGTGCCCAAGGTGGGCCCTTCAACAGAATTACTGATACAGTGCGCTTTATAGGGACAGATTTAGTTAATACCACTCCCCCTTTTCCCTTTGATAGTAGAGATGTTGACACTTTGGACTTTAATATACTTGGGCTCGCTACCAAACTAACATCATTCGGAGTTTCGGTGACTGTGCCTTCCGTAGCCACCAGCTCATTTTCATTTTCTTATTCAATTCCCAGCTGCGAAGGAGATCTAATATGAGCACACGTAGCACGTCTTATAGATTGAGAGCGGCAAGTCCGCAGCCAGTAAAAGGGGAATGCCCATCAACAATAGACCCAAATCCTCCCACTATAGGTTTTGTATTACAGACTTTTCTTGCCGAGCGCGTGATCACGGACACTTGTGAAGACCAAACTGAGCTTCTCTGTTCCAACGATATGTTGGGACTTGGGGGATTGTTTATCTCTGCCAGTTATTCCGCCCAACGATTTTTGGATCCGGACACCGGAGAGATCGTCTTCCAGGCTACGGAAACTCGGCGGCCCCAAATCATTGATGAGACAGAAGTACCTGGAATTGGGGTGCTAATCTAATGTTCTTCATCTATGTAGTTGAAAATCTAATCAACGGGAAGATGTATGTGGGGCAGACCCTGGATCTGGACAGAAGATGGAGCCTGCATTTATCCAAATCTTCTAACTGCTTATATTTACGCAGAGCTATTGAGAAATACGGATCCGATAACTTTGAGATGGTCATTATTGAGACTTTAGATAATCAAGAAGAATCTAATGAGAAGGAGAAGTATTGGATTTCGGAACTTAACACCCTGTCCCCTACTGGCTATAATTTGAAGGCGGGTGGGGATATGGGCGGGGTTCCATGCGAAGAAACTCGTAACAAGATGTCAGCTTCCGCAAAAAATAGGACCAGAGGTTTTGATGAAGATTGGCGAGAAAGTATGCGGCAAGCTCAGCTGGGCAGGAAACACAGTGTGGAGAGCAAAGAAAAGATACGCCAAAGTAAATTGGCAGATAATAATCCAAATTACGGTAAATCTCCTTCCGAGGAAACTCGTCAAAAACAGCGAGAGGCTTTAATAGGGAAAGAGAGATCTCCAGAAACTGTCCAGAAGATGCGACAGTCTATGATTGGAAAGAATAAAGGAAAAGTCCAGTCGGAAGAAACTAAAAAGAAAATTAGCGCTGGTTTGCTAATAAGCAATCAACAGCGTGCCGAGTCGGGGCTTCCCCATCATAATGTGGGGAAAATAAGGTCAGAAGAATTCCGCGAGAAGTTACGTATCGCTTTACAAGGAAGAGTATTTTCTCAAGAACACCGGGAGAGGATTTCCGAAAGTCTACGCGGACGCAAATCAAAACACAGGAAAGAGTTGTGTGTAAATAACCACCCTCTGTCTGGGACAGAAGCAGACACCTACATAACACCTGCCGGTGCCAGACAGTGCCGTCGTTGTAGAAGGGCGGTGGATGCTAAAAGAGGGGGGGGGCTGCGTAAATGAGTGAAAGCTGGGAATTTATCGACTGCTCATCGATCCAAATCTCCTATGCTCAAAACGGGTTGGCTACCGTTAGTATGACGGTCGTATCAACGGAGCCAGTCCCAGGTATCAATCCTCCTCGCGTATTTACCGAGCTTACTTTTGGAGGGGTGGATTTCAAGGGTTGGGTGACGCAATTGGATTCGAACATAATCCCGGCGTCCATTCCAGTCGTGTATGAGCATAAATTTGTGATGACGGCCGTGGGGTGTGCTACAGATTGCCCTAGGGGCGCTACGCGCGCACCCTTGACCTAAGGAGGAAACGACATGCCTTGTTGCGGCCGCGCCAACAATAGAGCGAATAAGAACAAAGAAGCTGCTTACTATGAGCGCTATGCTTATTTGAGTAAGGAACAGCGCGCTCGGCAGTTGGAGCTTATCGGTAGCACCTGCGCTACTTGTGATGCGCTTACCGCGTCTGATTCGGATAATAAATGCTCCATCTGCGGCAATCCAAAAATTCCGGCGGCGGAAAACAAGACATAACGTATTTGCCGATCTTTCCTTGAGAAGATCGGGAGGAGGACACTACCATAACAGTAATCGTCGGTGCGGGAACTACCGTCACATCTAACATCATCTCTGGTGGATTTGTGTCTGTAAGCTTCAGTTTATCCCCCAGCGTAGAGCGTCTTTTCCAGTTGGGAAGTTTTGATGCTTTCGATATTCAGCTCCAGAACCAGGAGAGCGTAAGCCTCACAAATTACGGCGGCGCTTCAACAACGGTTGCCCTAGAGCCATCCACCTCCTGCGATGATTCTACCGCAAGGATGGATGTTGTGATTACCCCCGCCCCCTGTGCGGGATCCACTACTCCTATTAGTCGTACGGGTACGGAGGCTCTCTTTATCACCAGCTTCTCCTACTCCAAGGATTTCCAGGGGTTTGGTCAGGAAAGCTGGAGCCTTCAGGGTAAGCCTCAGATTCCTGGTTATACGGGTAACATCTCCTTCGTACAAGGATTCTCTGAGGGTAATAGGCTCGAGGGCGCGGACATCGTCAGCAATGACGGTATCGTGCTTACCGGCTCAGTGGTTTCTACCTCTTTTGATGCCCAAGGAAGAAGCCTCAGTGTTAGTGCGGGGTCTCCAGGACTGGGGCAAGATGATACCCAGACATTCGGTAAGGTGACCCAAGTAGGTGGGGGCGTAGGTAAAGAAGATGGTAAGCGAGGAAATGCCTCAGCGTCCATACCCCATCAATTGATCTTCTTCTAAGAGCGGGTGAGGTTTTATGAAGGTTCCGAAAGCAAAGCTGGCCAAGAAAGAATTCCGGATCTTGAATAAGTACCGATTGGAGCTCCGTTGGGACGATGTGTCCTATGGCGACAAGCAAGTGGCGCAGCTAAATGGTGCGTATTTCGTAGGACCAGTGTTGGCGGAAACGGCAAGAATCAATCCGAACGATCAGCTAACGCTGGATATGACGCTGCAGCACCGGATCTTTATCCCGGAGTATTACCAAGCAACCCTGAAATGGAAAGGGGTCGAATACAAAGGGGAGAAGGTTTTTTTGAAAGGCGCAACTATAAAAGGCAAGCACGTTAATTCATTAGAGGTGCTGCGAAACTCCGACTGGATCCTAATCGACTGCGCGGATCACGAGGAGAAAAAACACCCGTTTCATCTTGTGTACTATTCTGAAATCCGTAAGGTAGACGGTGGAGAAAAATATGAAGAGGACAGATAAGGAATGTACTAAATGTTTGTCATCTAAACCCTTAACGGAATTTCATAAACACAAGGGAAGAAAAGACGGTTATAGAGAAGTTTGTAAATCCTGTCGTAAAGGAGATTGGGAAAAAGATAGAGAAAAAGTCAGTATTCAACGTAAAGAATACTATAAGGAAAACAGAGATGCTCTTAAGGAATACTCCAAACAGTATCGATTGAGTAATCCTGACAAGATAAAAGATCAAAGCAAGAAATACTTTGCAGAAAATAAGCAGAAGATTAACGACCGTGTTATGTCTCGCTATCACAAAGACCCATCTTTTCGTTTATCAAAAGTATTACGTGCTCGCTTTTACGAGGTTGTAATTCATAACTATAGAAAAACCAAGTGGAGAAAGGTGTTGGGATGTAGTGTTAAAGAACTCAAAGATTATCTAGAAGCCAAGTTTCTCCGCGGCATGTCCTGGGAAAACCACGGAAAGTGGCACATCGATCATATCGTCCCGCTTTCTGCGTTTGATCTCGCGTCCGACGCACAAGTAGCTCTTGCTTTTCATTACACTAATCTCCAACCTCTTTGGGCGAGAGATAATCTTTCAAAAGGCGGGCGCTACTAGTGGTTATTCTTCCACAGGGTGACATTTTTGCTCCTGGTCCTGTTATTTCTGGTAGTAAGATGACGGCGGGACATAGATGGAAGAAATGCGCCTACTCTACGCAAAGTACTGATTATAATCAGGACAATCGCATTCCTTCTGGTCAAAAGGTTTTCCATTCTGAGACCGGGGGTAAGCTCCATTCTTATTCTCTGGGCGGAGGAATGGGTTGGGTGTGCGCAGATAATGCGTGCAGTTTTTATACCGGCGCTGCTACAACAGCAGTGCCTCAAGCGGGCAGACGCTTTGTGGTCTCAGGAACCTGCCCGGTTACATTCGAGGATTTCGCAACGCTAAGTGGAAGTGTTAATCATTTCAACCGGAACCGCGTTATAGTTCTAGGAACGCGGTACTACGAAATCTAATCTCGTAAGGAGGATATCAAAGTGGCAGTTAACGTTACAGTGCGCGACATAGTTAATTTTCCGGGCGCCACTCCCAAGACGATTACCGTCGATGTTGTTCAGGTAGTTCCCGTTGGAGGCAGCCCAGAAGGTGACGAAATCTGGGTGACTTCTGCAACTACCACAGCGACGGCGTCTGGTGGAGGCGCCATTCAAAGCATTTTCAAGAACGATATGAAGCGCGGATTCATCCGTAGCTCCGGTCTTGTTTCTGGTCTAATCAACGTTCCTGTATCTTATCTGATGAAGATAGCGATTGATGAGGACATCGGCAGCGGTGTAGACATCACCCTGGCTTCCGGTAACAATAAGCTTCTGGAAGACGTAGCACAGGACATCGAAGATAAGATTCGCGCCCAGGCCCGCGTAGGCGGCGGTGGAGCGAAGATTGGAGACTTGTCCTACCTGAACGCTCAGGTGCGCGTGGTGGGCGGTCGCATTAGCATCGAGTCCGGAACTGTAACCTCTTCCTTTACTGGAACTGGTAAGAGCTCCGTAGTACTGGGGGCTCCGAGCACTGGTACTGATGCTCGTGCCCTTCTTGGATTCGATCTTCCGGTTGCGAGTGAAACCCTAGCTTCTCGCCAAATTACGGAAGATTCCTTGGCAAGCTCGTATTCTTCGGGCGACATCATTGAAGTAACTAGTACCGCCGGCTTCGCCGCTGGGGATGCTATGCAGATCCTCAATGCCACCCACAACCAGAATGTTCTCATCTCGGGTGCTGGGGTTGCTAATGGTCTCAGTGCCGCTCAGATTCGCTTTATCACAGGTTCTGGAATAAGCACCGGTCTTGCTAACACCTATGCTTCAGGGGCCCTAGTTCGAAAGCTCCACAACATTGACGTAGCTGATCCGGTCTCTGCTCTAACCACCGTAGACGGGCTATACCGATTCGGTATCGATAGTATCGTAAACCAGATCCAGTTCCCGTAATCTATGGTCTTATTTTATCTCCGTAATAGTCGAATACCTCAGGGTAAAATAGTACCCATCACCGTCGCTCTGAACCTGGAGTCGGTGGTTGCCTATCAGGATCTTACTCGCCCGGACCAAAATTCGGCCGGAACAGGCATAGGCTTTCCAAACCTTTTGGATTCCGAAGGTAATCGTATTTGGATTTTGAGTGTTTCCACTACGGAGAGAGATGTTAATGGTGATCCTATTCCGCCAGAAATCGTCAATCTGGTTACCAAGGATACCGTCCATTTAGAACTCGAAGCTGCTATAGGAAGGCTGGGACAGAAGGTAGACTGGGGGATTCCATTAGAGGATATATTCGCTCCTCAATTGGTTGATCTTACTCCTCCTTTAACCCAAACTACAAACGTTCCTATCACCAGCAACATCATAGTCCATCTGCAGGATCCTCTTCCCGCGGCCGGAATAGATATCTCGACCATCAGCATGTCTATCAACGGATTACCAGTGATAATAAACGGTGTGTCAGAACCTGCCATGGATGTAGAGTTTAGAGGAAACATCTTTGACATGACGATAATCCACAGACCAAAAAGACTTTTCAGTTAGAGGGATAACCTATGGTTAAAAACATCCGATTGCTGAATCCCAACATGACTAACATTAGTCCGTACTTCTATAGCTTTGACCACCAGACGGACACCATGATTCAGAAAGCAGACGATGGTACCTTGGCGTTTGCTTATCCAATGGACACCCCAATTACTAACACCGTTCGTTCTCTGGAACATGACGGTGAGAGCTTTTGGACTCTGGATAGAATCACGGAAGCCACACCCGCCAACGGATTTCGTATTCGTCGGTGGGTTATCGAAAACTTCGTCATGGTGCTTCAGCAAACCTTTGAATACGCCACTAACGGGACCGACGTCTTTGAATCTGATGCCTTCACTATTGAAAGATACGAAGGGATTGTGGTGGCTAACGGAACAGAGAATACAAACACTATCAACGTCACCTTCGATGGAGATCATGCCACTATTTTTAACCTCCTTACACCGGGCACGCCTCTCTTCCTGGGACCAAGTAGTAAAATTTCCCCGACCAATTTCACAGGTCAAACATTGCGCGTGACGGTTAACAGTATTACCGCTCCTAATTTGGTAACTCTAACCTCTCCGAAAACTGTAGGCTTTAGCTCTGGCGATAATGTTGTTTTCAGTAAGAACATTTGGTTCTTTAACCAGAATTATCTAACCACACTTTCTGCCGGAGCGCTATACAAAGCTTCTATCTCTACGGGGACTGTTCTCAATCGAACGCAAGGGGGCGCGTTCAGAGATATTGGGGCTGCTGCTTTCCATAATGTTGAATCCTTTCCTGCTGGAACTGCTCTCGAGGACTTCAACGGGCACTATCTGCTGTTTATTAGAACCAACAACTTGCTATTCATTGATGTTAATGACTCCAATCTTCCCGTGGTGCTCTCTGCGATCCAGAACAATCTTAATACTGCCGCCACAGCGGCCTTTACGGTATCTGATATGGGTATTTCAGGAAATACCATTTTCCGACTGCAGACGCAATTTAACATCAACGGGACAGAATCAACGGAATCCACCTTCAACTATCAGCTTGCTACCTTCCGTCCTTTTCCAACAGCTATTGCGTTGACTGCGGTGGAAGCCATTCTTGCCGCGGGCGTAGGTGTTTCTACTTCTCTGATCACCGCTACGGTTACCGATCAATACGCATTGCCGTTCGTTACTCTGCCTGCATCCACTATCGCTTTTACGACTACTGGTGGAGGCACTGGTTCTAGCTTGAGTAATACTGGTGCGATTCCTTTGAACTCGAATGCCCAAGCCTTCGTAACTTACAACTCGGGACCTACCGCGGGCCTGGTTACCATTGGCGCAACCGTTACTATTGCTACCTAATTATGAAAAGATGCTCTGTTTGTAAATTAGAGAAAGCATTATTTGAATTTGATCGGAAATCTACCAGTAAAGACGGACATCGAGCGCAGTGTAAAACATGTAGAAAAAGGCAATACCAGGACAAAAAACCTTTGTATGCAGAACAAGCTACAAAAAGGTATCATAACAATAGAGATTCTATACTAGAGAAAAAAAAATCCTATTACCAGGAAAATAAAGAAGACATTTTAGCCAAAACTAAACTTTACTATGATAAGAATAAAGAGGTTATTGCGCAGTATCAGAAAGAATACAAACACATAAATAGAGAACTGTTACTAACCAAGTACCGCGAATACAGTGCCTTACAATCTACGAAAGAGCGGAGAAATAAAAGAGACAAGAACCGTAAAGAACGGGATATTCAATACAAACTATCATGCGCTCTTCGTACTAGAATGTCCCAGGCTATTAGGAATGATTCTAAAGTAGGATCCGCTGTTACAAATCTAGGATGTTCTATTGAAGATTTGAAAAAGTATTTGGAGTCTTTATTCCAACCAGAAATGACTTGGGAGAACTATGGAGAATGGCAGATAGACCACATAAAGCCTTTGATAGCGTTCGACCTAACAGATATACAGCAAATAAAAATAGTTTGCCATTATACAAATCTAAGGCCGTTATGGAAAGCCGATAACATAAATAAGAGGAACCTTTCAGATATAAAAATGAGAGGGATATATGCCCGTAAATGTTAGTCTACAAGATCCAAATTTTTCATTAGGGCCTGAAGAGGGTTTCTTCTATTCTGTTAGTAAAGATCTAAACTCTATGCTTAAAGTAGAAGCGGACGGAACTATCGTTGATTCTTTTCCTATCTCCCTATCACAGCTTCGCAATCCGGTAAAGGAACTTCATTATGACGGGACTTTTTTTTGGACTTTAGAAGACCTTCCGTCCGATCTTGGTATCGTAATCAAGAAGTGGAGATTGTTTCCTTTTAAGACTCGATTTTTACCTAGCGCAATTCCTTTTGAATTTCGCTGGCAAGACGAACTAACTCTAATCCATGGACCTAATATTCGTTGGGAAGCTGACGCTTTTGCTGTAGAGCATTATCATAGATTCTTGGATGGTTCTTTTCTGGCAGGTGTTTCTATCATACGACTGGATAGCGTAGAGCATCTAAACATCGGCGATGATATCTATCTGGGCCCCAGTGATTTCGGTGGCTTCATTGGAAACGAAGAGACCAAACGTGCGGTGTTCGTTAACGTTTCTACACGGCAGGTAACCCTAAATTCTCCTATTCAAAATAGCTACGTTTCAAATGATCCTGTAGACTATTCGAAGTCTCTCTTTATCTTTAATCAGCACTCCTTCACCGGACTTGTTGATAATAGAGGCACTCTTGTTCAGTTTTCTTACCCTGGAAAGTTTCAGCTTAAGGTAGATACAGGAGGAAAATACCATGACGTGTCCGCCGCAGACTACGATGGAAGTACTTTAGCTTGGGTACGGGGTTCTCAGATTATTCAGCTGAACGTCTTCAATCCTACGTTCGATCTTCAGTCTTCATTAGAAGCTAATCTCGTACAGGACGACATGTTCACCTTCATTGAAGTTTTTGATCTTATCGCAGATTTTAATTCTAATGTGCTTCTAAAACTTCAGGATAGAGAGACTACGGAATCTGTTGGTACGGGAGCTTTCACTACTACTACATTTACACCTGCCCCCCGGTATAACTTCCAAACCCAAGTAACCACGCCTGTAGTAAACTCTATAGGATTGAGCATGAATACTCGCTTTGTTAGGCCCTTTCCCTCCAACGATAGAATCTACGTCGAGGCGCACGTAAAAGACCAATTCGGTTTTCCTGTTCTTGGTCAAAGTGTTCAGTTTGGTGCTGTTCTAAGTGATTCAAGTCCTCCTGGTGCCCCTGGCACGTTAAGTCCAGTAATAGCGATTACGAATACCTCCGGTATAGCCGCAAGTACGTATACTCCTAGTGCTTCTCCCGTAAATCTTCTGGTCAACATTACAGGTAAGGCGCTATAATGGGATCAAGAGTGGTAGAGGCGATGACGGAGCAGAGAGGAAATTTTAGCGCTAATCCAAGCAATCTCATTCCTAGCTCCAGTTCTCCTCTTGAGCAGCGCACCAACCCTAGACTATTTGTTTTTGAGAGTAACATTCAGCAGATCCCTGCTCTAACAACCGCAACGGACGTAGGCTCCGGTTCTACTTCTCGTCCCATACTACAAAGGAGTTCCCTTTCAACACTTACTTCCAGCAGTCCTGATGAAGGTGCGAGTATACAGCAGATAAAGATACAATCTCCAATAGATAACACATATGCTGGATTATTACAGCAGCTTGCCTTCAGTAATATCAGCAATCTTTCTGGGGATGGAACCGCTTCTAAACCTTTAGAGCAAAGAATAACTAGTAGAAAGACGGATGCGACCGGTACCCCTGTGGAGCAAAAGCCGAAGATTGAGAATACAGTAGTCATCGAACAATTCGAATTCATAGAGTTGGTATTTCCTCCGTGCGGCAGCATAAAGAACCCAGTAGACAGCAATCTTTTGTGGAGAATCCGGGACTTCGGGTTTCCTTTTGACGTAGATACGCTTATATTTCAAGTGAACGGAGTTGATGTTCAGGATACCTCTGACTTTACACAGACTGATCTGGGTAACGGTCTTGAGCTCTTCTACAATCCTCCCGAGAACTTCCAGTTTGATTCTGTGGTGACCGTATACGTAAAGATTCAAGATACTGCAGACCCAGTAAACATCTTCGAAGTGCGATGTAATTTTCGCACCGTCACAGATACCAGAGCTCCTATTGTAAGCAACGTAATACCTTGTGGGCAATCCAATGTTTCTGTAAATTCTCCAGTCTCTTTCGATGTTATTGATGTGGGACATGGCGTAGATCTATCCACCGTCGTTCTGAGCATAGAAGGATTACCTGTCTGCAGCGGCATCACATTCGACGCTATAACCCTGTCCTCTGGTACGGGATACCACGTCCTATGGGAACATCCGGATAGAGCTTTCCGCTATGCTTCTAACGTTACCGTGGGTATTGAAGCTGCCGATCTTTCCCCGCTTCAGAATAGAACTCTTATTATTTGTTCTTTCGATACCGAAGAAAGTAACCCTCCCTACTTCGTAAACTTTGACCCAGAGCCCTGCTCCAGTTTTATTGACACGGATACAGGTCTTCGCTTTGAGGTTTACGGAGACGTGGCCGGGTTGGACATTTCCACCCTAGAAGTAAGGGTGGATAACAATTTGAGAACAGTAATAGTCAGACCGAGAGTGCTGCGGTCTCTCTAAGGAGGTTGAACTGGTGGTTGTTCAACAAGGTAGACTAAGTCCGATAGATACAACTAAAAACATGGAGAACTTCTACAACGATTCTGTCGTTACCTCTACATCTTCTGTAGATAGAGTTATCCATAACGGTACTCAGTTTGTTCGGCTAGCTCTTCGACGCCCGCAACCGGAGACTGCGACTAGAGGTAATGCTTCTGGTACCTTAAGAACCAGCACTCTAGGATACATTGATTCTTCCTTCGTCGCAAATACTAGCTCTGACATCAATCTAATCACCATTGGATTTGGAAAGTTGATCACCACCACCACTATTAGGCTCTTTTCTACCTCTGCCATCAGCGCTACCGTGGGTAATTGGTCAGTTCGCACCAGCTTGAACGATCTGGAATCAGAGTACGCTAACTCTGCCTTCGTAGCTACCATATCCACCGTTGTCCAGGCGATAGTTCCTACCATCGACGGTGGAAACCAGTTTCGCTATACTATTACTGTTACCTCCCCCTCTATAGATACAACCAGTGTGGGACTTCCCTTCTGGAGAATAGGGCACGTAACTGCGGGAGCTTTCAATAACGTTTCCGAAGTAGAAATTCTTCAGCCACTAACCCCTACGCTATCCTATTTCGATACGGATGGGTCGTTTGCTAGCTCCTTTACTTTCCAAGAAGCTAACATTCTGGATGCTGCATATGACAACGTTAACGATGTGTTCTATACTATTCGCTTCAATACGGATAACGTTGGAACTTCGACGGTAAGCGTGGATGATAACTTCGGTGATGCGGATTCCGGAACTGCTTCGGGTACTAACAACTTCAACCCCGCCAGATGGAATGAAAATAACGTAAACACACAGTTCTTACGAGTATCTAACAAACTATCGTATAACGCCGCTATTGGTAAAGGCCAGTTGGAAACCAACTACACTCTGGCTGGTGACTTTAGCGTGATGTTGGACGTAACTCCTATTACTGTAACTACGAAGCCCATGTGGCTCACGATGCGCGCGTTGGATGATAACAACAACACCATCATGAGCGAAGGTGTGGGTCTTGAAACTTCTCCTACTACTACAGGTGTTTGGTTCGTTAACCGAATCTCTAACCTAATAAACGCCACGGCCTCTTGCGATCTTCGCGAGGTTCGCCCCCTATGGCATAGCTCGGTATCTGGAACAGACGCCTTCAATATGACCTTCAATGGTGCAACCTGGGCTGTTTCTGGTACGTTGACAGGAGCAAGAAACAATGCCACCACGGGTGTTATCTACGACTCTACTACCGATGCCAATACTCCGCTCGAGTTCTTGATTTCTTCCACTTCCAGCCCCACTATTGGTGAGCAGTTCACCTTCGATCTTGTGACGAACTACGTAAATAAGTTCCCTACGGCTACTGGGGTTTTGAGGCTTGCTCGCTCGTCCGCCAACTTTACAACCAATAACGTTCTATTGTCTCCAGTAACGGTTCCTACAGATTCTGTCACCATAGAATTGTTTGGTAATACCAACGGCTCGATAAACGTAAGTGCTGACAATTACAATGTGATCACAGGCTCAGCGGAATTCCCAAGTATTGCGGTATTCACCGTAGAGAAAACTGATGATGAGGGAGACGTAATAAATCCCCCTCTAATAGAATCCTTCGACGTGATTGGAGACCCGAGCCTTACCTATAACGACTTCTTGGAAGGTCGGGTTCAGATAGCCGCCACGGCTTCTGGTACTGGTGGAGGCTTCATCTATATTAAGATCAACAATACCCTATACAAGTATGCGAACAACGTTGCTTTGGGTACCGAGGATGGGAGCAGCGCTACTGTTTCAACTACTGCCCAACTTCCTAAGGACGGCACCAACAGTTTTGCTTGGACTCACGAGTCTGGTGTAGGAGGAACTCCATTCCTTACCTACATCGAGCACGACAGCACTCTCAACATCACCCATCTCAAGACCTTGAATCACGTAACCCTTCAGGATAACACAGATACTAAACAGGTTCTGTTAAGCATTTCTTCTTCTTATACAACCCAACCCTTGAAGGTGTTTTACGATCAGAACGACTTTGATACCCTTTACTTTGTTGATACCAGTACTAATCTTCAGTCCTTTAACATCGACGATCGTATCTCTGCCTTCATGGCGGTGAACGCGGAAGACGTAACCCTTCCTGCCGGAACTTCGCAACAGACCTTCGTCAATGCGGATGTTATCAACGCTTGGGGAGAGTCGCTGGATGGCAAGACTGTTACCTTCTCGGTGACCGCCGGTGACGGTGCTATTACCCCTTCCACCGATGTAACGTCAGGTGGAGGAAGAGCTACTTCCCAATATACCGTGGGTTCTAGCGTAGGCGTTTCAACTGTGACCGCAACGGTAACGGAAAGTTAAAGGCGGTGCGCCGCTATGATACTTATTGTTGCCTCCACCGCTTTGGTCCAGGCTTCTGGTATACAAAGCAATACAACCTTTAGTCAGGGTGGGAATGCGACTGCTACTACTACATTTCGATCTATAGACGGATTTGATGCTCTTACTCACATTGTAACTCCGGGTGGATTTTCCAATAACAACATCGTCTCCCAATATGAGGGAGCCGAACAAGAAACTAATCTTCTCATATCAAGTGGAATTGAGATTGGATCTGCTACTCAGCTAACAGTCTATTTCCCTGATTTTTCTCGTGGGGTAAATCTCTTTGGAGTTGTCGGTACTGAGCAAACTATAGAGAAGTTCTTTGATAGAAGTCCTTTCTTCTTCAGTTCGCACGAAACAGACTCTAACACTTTACGTGATATTAGTGAAGCGCAGCAATTCCTTATCTTTTCTCAGACGACTCTTCAATCCTATGATAACTTTAGAAGTACCATTAGCCCTACTCAGATTATCGCGGTTAAGGGAGACATTGGTGTAGGTGCTGTATTTCCTAATAATCTCGTAAGCAATGGAAGTTTTGAGAGTGGATTCTCCCATTGGACTACATTTAGTGGTCACGTTTCTGATATTCTTCAAGTAAGATCTACTCAACCTACGGGCGTTGGGTTTAATGATGGATCTCCGGTATCCCCACCAGATGGTGGCAATTGGGCATACATAGCAAAGACCAATACTACGAGACAGGCTTATCTCTATCAAACCATTGACATTGGTAGTTCGACTGGCACATTTTCTACTGATGATCTTTTGACCTTTAACTTCAAGGCCGTGTTCAATGCGATTGCCACCAGTCGTTTGTTCCAGTCTAATGTTATCTTCTATCGAAACGGGGCTGTTCTTAAAAACCTGATTTATAGAGTTTCAGGAATGGGCATTCCGACCGCACCGACGGGCAGCGCTGTTGCCTCTCTTCCTTTGAAGCTCATTACTCTATCCGCCACCGAAGATGTTATCACCTCAGTAAGTAGGGATCTACGCGCAGATTTAGAACTCGCGACTATAGCTTTTGATCGCATGGACCTGTGGTTCATCTTTGATACTTCTTCTGGTAATACTAGCGTTCTTTTGGATGACGTACAGCTTAACGCCAACATTCTAACAAACGAGCTAAAGAGAACCAGCGAATTTGGTCACATCCTTACTACCAATCCTACCACCTCTGGATTTCCCTTCACCGTTTCTGGCAGCGACAACATTATCATAATAGATCTGACGCCTCCTTTCTTTGATGAAGTTTCCCCAGGCTCCGGCACTACTTTCAATCCTACCACCTCCCCTGTAACGTTCCACATCAAGGATGTCTCTTCTGCTTTGAATCAGGGAAGCATCGACGCATTTATTGATAACGTCCAAGTGGTAAATAACGGATCAGTGGTATTAAGTCCTCCTTGGGCGACAGGACTAAAGACCGTTCTTGCCCCCAATGACATTGCCTATACCTTTACGCGTACTCCTCCTTTCCAGCAGCAATCTACCGTAACCGTTAGCGGCACCTTCTCAGACTTTGCCACCGTTAGCAACGAAAATACCCAGTTCTACCAGTTCCAGATTCTTGGTTCAGGTTCGCTGAATGCGATGATTACTGGCGATGCCGATGGTACTGCTCCCCTGATCACCCCTGTAGAACCCGTGGCTCTGCAGACCAATGTTTCCCCTAACACGGCCATTGTTTGGACGACGGCCGACGACGCTTCTGGTGTGGATACCACCAAGACCCGACTTCTCATCAATGGAGATGTGGTTCTTCAAAATGAGATTGCTACGAATGGTACTTTCTTTTCTACCGCCAATTCAAATTTGGGTTTCGATTACATCTACATTCCTAACCAGCCGTTTGGTTTTGGTGAGACTGTTACCGGTACGATCATGGCTGCGGACTTCTCTACTACTGGTCCCAATACTGGAACTCTGACCTACGAATTCACCACCGTCTTTGATGATAGTCTTCACATCACTAACTTCTTCATGGCGACAGAGGAATCCATTCTTTTGACCACAGGGACTGTGGCTCGCGTAGATGTAGAGGACTTCACTTATGGAGTGGCAAGTGGTACTACGTATATCACCGTAAATGGACATACCCCGGCACCCCTTCTTACTACAGTTACAGGAAGCTTACCTCCGTTCCTACGCTTCGAGTTCCCGCTCCAACCCGAGGTAGATTTCCGATCCGACATCGAGATTTTTGTTCACGCGGAAAACCAGTTCCCTGGCTCCTATCCAGTCGTCAAAGAGGAAACTTTCGTTTTGCGCCCGGGCTATGACGCTTATTGGCCGAACAAATCCAAGTATCCAGAAGGTGGACCAGAGACCAGATTCCCACACATAACGAACATCTCTGTTCTGACCGAGATCAAGAACTATGCGGTTAACTACGCACTTGGTTCCGAGTTCTTCAGCTTCCTAACGGATAACGTGAGCCGTAAGGATCTCGGTGCTTCTATTACTTCCAACATTGAGATTGCTGATCTTCCTGCTTCCTTGAATGTGCTAAACACCTTCTTTGAATACGGGAAGACTATCACTCTGGAATTCTCGGCAATGGATTTGGAAGGAAACTTTATGTCCTTCACGCACACTTTTACGATAGAGCCCCACCCATAGGCAAGGAGTGCGCAGATGATTAGCGAGTATAGAGAATCTGACTGGAACCTTCACGTTCCCCAGCTTCTTTCCGAGTTCACACCTTGTCTCTTCGATGGTCTAGCTGTAATCCAAGACTGCGGCGTGTCTTCCCCAGGCGCAGCAGAACTCTCCTGGCTTCGCCAAACCCTTCTTTCCCTGCCAGTGAGATCAGTTCTGGATTTCGGGTGTGGGATCGGTCTGTTCGTAGGGTTGTTCGAGGGTCTGGATTATACCGGCGCTGATCGAACCCCTGCGATGTTGGAAATAGCAAGAGAGAAGAATCCAGGAAAAACATTTCGCGGAATAGAAGAACTCGAAACGTACGATCTCATCTTTACTCGTGCAGTAGTTCAGCACAACGTTGAGCCTGTAAAATCAGAACTCATTCAGACTTTTAATCGGCTGCTAAACAAAGACGGATACTACCTAGCACACGAACACGATCTTCTCAACAGTGGTGGAAATACAGAAGGAGCAGCAGAGTACATGCTATCCCTAGGATTCAAGCTAATAGAAACAGATGGCAAATACGGCATGCTGTTTCAGAAGGTTTAAGGGTAAGGCGAGTTTTCGCCTCGCCACAAGGGGTCGTACCCACTACGACCTACTTTCTTTGATGATACACAAGACTAAATTCCGTAAGGAGGAAACAACAAATGGTTGCTGTTAGTAGGTTTGTCGAGTTTTCGGCAACCGGTCAAACTTTCGCCACCGGAAATTCCACGCAGGCCACCTGCAAAGGTAGTCGCGGTTTCAGCCGTGGTACTGGACTTTCTTCTGGTGATGATAGTTTTACCATCGCCCTAAACGTAAACGATCAGCTCGCGGTTAATATCAACGCAGTCGCAACCGCAACGATCACCCTGGCTTCAGGCACTGACCTGGACCCTCGCTTTGTTGCTCGCGACATTGCCTATAAGCTTCACTCTGCCAACTCAGATAACGCGTTTAAGTTCTCGCAGTGCGAGTTCCGAAATGGCGGCGGCGGAACCAACTCTCGTAACTCGTTCATCATCTATTCTGGCGCCTTAGGTGCCAATGCCGGCGCTAACGACGTAAACGTAACTTCTCCGGGTGCCCGCGATGCTCGAGCTACTGTTGGTTTCGATACCGTAGATGAGCAGGCAGGAGTAGACTTCTCCGGTGGTTCTTACACCGGGACCTTGGTAGTTTCAGGCTCCTATGGTGGTCAGTTTGATGATTTCTACTCCATCATGATTGCTGAAAATGAAACGGTAGGAAGTGCGGTCCCGAACGGTGGAAACACCTACATTGGAACTGGCACCACTGGTGGTATCTACACCGGAACTGCCACTGATACTTACACGATTACCATCGACACTACCGCTGGTTCGGTAATGGGTGCGGGATCTGGTAACGTACCGACCTTCACGGTTGCTGACACTCCGGGTACCGATGATAACGCCAATCCTATCGAGCTACTCTATCCTCTTCACTGGTACGATGTTGCTAACCTAGGAGTTAGAATCAAGTTCACAGACGCGGTATTCGGAAACGGAGACTCCTTCACTGTTGTGGGAAGCCCTGGGTCTGGTACCGGTTATCCAAAGGCGGTGGCTGCTGCGAAGTACATCTTCACTTCCAGCCAGGAAGATTCTACGAAAGCACATAGCATTGCTGCCATTACCACTCAGACCACCGGTACTCAGATCGGTACTCGTGGAGTTACCGTGTCCTTCAGCAACTCGGGTACCCTCTCCTTGCGTGAGGTCTTCCGAATTCATTGCCGAGGACCACAGCCGACCAACTCCGATGTTACCCAACTAAACTTCGGTAACGTGACGGTATCCACCCAGAGTTCTGTAAAGGTGGTTTGGTTTGAGCTTATCAGTGGTGCGGTTTCTATGAGCACGGTAAAGTTCAGCCTTCAGTCGGATGGTACTTTCCAGCACCACGACGAAGGTAACGCGGACACCGAGTTTCACTATGGAACCGTCGGTGCCGGAAACGATGCTCCTGGTGGCGGTGCAACCTCCAACAGCCAGACCGAGTTCCCCGTGAATACGAACGGCGTTGGAAACGTTGCTGCTACTGACATTGATTCGGATACTGCCCCGTCCTACCTATTCGCAACCAAGGCGGACTTGGCGGTAGTAAACTCCGCAGATAGCGCAGAAACCCTGGGTAACTACCTGGGGGGCGTGGTCAGCGACTTCGTATACCTGGCGATCAAATTAGGCGCAAACGAGACTGGGGCTAATAGTACAATAAATTACAGGACCTATTTTGACTTCTCGTAACCCCTTGAAATCATTGAAGTTTTAGACTTTTATAGCACAAAATACATTCCATACTTGACATTCCTCCTTTTTCTCTTATACTTCTCTTTGGAGAACCTTGTTCTCCCGAGGAGGTAATATGAGATGGTTCAACGAAAAGATGTAAGTACAGACGAGATAGTAAGGCTGTATCAAAGTGGGTTGATAGGCCGGGAGATTGCTGAAAAGTTAGAGTGTTCCGTGGCTTTGGTTCAACAACGCTTATTCAGAGCCGGAATAAAGATGCGACCCTCTAATGATCGGATCACCGCACAGGTAGATAAAACCGTACTCAAAGAAATGTACTGGGATAAAGAGATGCACCCAGCCAAGATTGGTAAGGTATTTGGCATTCATAAGAACACCGTAATCAAAAAGATGCTTGAGTTTGGAATAGAGTTTAGGACTAAATCTGAAGCTCGCCTTGGCAAGTTAAATCCTCTTTTTGGAATAGGACACACCGACGAAACTCGTCAGAAAATGTCGGATGTAGTTTTTGATGGTTCTAAGGACATCACCTCGTCTCATAACAACATTTACGGAAAGAGAGTGGAGTACAAGGATTGTAAATTCCGATCCAGGTGGGAGTATGGTTTTGCTCTACATCTTGATAGATTGGGTATAGAATGGGAGTATGAAACCCGCCGAATTAAATACCTGTACGGGGGGATATACAGAACCTATGTACCTGATTTCTTTTTACCTTCCGGACTTGCCAAGAGTATCCCATGTTATGTTGAAATCAAAGGGTTTTGTGATGCTGCCGCCGAACAAAAGATAGAGGCTATTAAACGCCAAATAAACAATTTGGTTATTTTGTATCGCGATGATCTTATTGAGTTAGAACTCATAGATGCTTCCGGTAGGTTGTTAATAGGAGAAACCTAATGATCTGGATCGGTGAACGTGAGATCATTATGCCTCGCGGTTGGGTCGTCCAGTTTCACGATGGCTCCACGATCTGCGAAGACGACATGCCCTGGAATAAGGTTCCAAATAAGAAGAACATTCAAAGGATGATCCTAAAGTGGGAGGATCGTTTTTGGAGCCTCGATAACAAAGAGCACTATACCGTACCATCAAAGAAAGGTTATGTGGATGTGAATTCCTTCGGGACTTCCCAAGGTATTCACTCCCGTGTAATCGGATATTACGATCTCGAGGAGAAGTGTAAAGTACTTTTGCGGGTGGAAGAAGCTACTGGTAAAATGACCTACGAAACAGAACCATTCTAACCAGTATTAAGGAGAAGGAGGGGTCGCATGGTTAAATTCTTATCGGGCTCTTCTTTTGACGGAGAGAATGTTCCTACCTGCACTTTTTGGAGATCAGATGTTCGAACTAACGTGCAGAAAGACTTTGCTGCATTAAAGGGGACGGGTGTTTCTCCAGAAGTGGCAACTGAGAACCCAGACTCCTCAAGTAATCAATGTATCGCTAATTCTTTTTTTGCGCGGTCTGATATTACCTGTTTCAACGAAGGTCAATGCAATGGTTCCGGCCAGTGCCTACCTTGCTCTAAGTACAAGTATGGTGGAATGCGATTGGGGATTAGTCATTCTCCGCCGCTGGAATTTTTGCGGCAGTTCGGAAAGGGACTGACGGAAGAAAACATTCGCTCGCCCAACTTGGTAGCGTTTCCTCCTAATGCTGTCAATGCTACTCAGCGTGATCAGCTTCCTCTGCACATCATTTACAAGAACATCATGGCGCAGATCGCCAAGTGCTGCCGCTGGAACTTTGGAGACGGAATTCCAAGCAAGTTTTACTTGGCCACCATAATCGACGGCCCCGACTTCAAAGAAATTCAGGATGAGAACGGCAACAGTATGTTCCTAGCGGGCATCCTAATAACACACCCAGCTTTCCCAGATGAGGTTGGCTCTTTCGCCCCTACCGGACTAACAGTAGTCGCGGGGTTTGAGGGCCAACCTTCTTTTTATTTGGAGCCCAGAACTGGGTTGCCAAAACCTGGCGATGGTGTTATTTTTGGTACTGAGGGGGACACTAATGCTCCTCTGGTCCGAGTAAAACAAGCAGCTACTCAATGCTCTCAGGTTTTGGTTGATACCGTAAATGCTACCGGTGCGGTGTGTAATGAACTTACTGCGGAGCTTACTCGTCAGCAGGATTATTATCAGACTGCCGTTAACAGCTCAGATGGTGCACGCATCACCGGCACCCAGGCAAGTTTGGATGATGTTACGGAGCGTCAAGAGAAAGCCTGCGCTGCCGCTGCGGATTCCCAGGCCGCCGGAGAGGACGCTCTTGATCTCATCGGCATCATAGTTAATTCTAACACGTTCGATGATGCCGAAGCGGCATCTGTAGAACTTGGGGAAAAGTTTGAGGAGATAGCCGTCCTTGCTGAGGTAGCATCCAATGCTGGTACCGGGCAGGCCGCTTCTCAGAACGCAGCAACGTCCGCCGCCAACTTGAGACGTTGCTCCAAGAACATGCAATATTCGGCAATTCGCTCGTTTAGCAAATGCCAGTTTTTCTTTGAAGATAATAATATCGCCGAGCAATGGAATAACCCCTCAGATGGAACCCTGCCCTGCAACGGTGTCCGAACAGATTGCGATTTCTATACTGGCGAAGCTTGGCAATACGCAACGGATGAGAAGTTAGATATTGGAAAGAACATTACGGCTGAAGCTTTACAAGAAATCCGATTTAGATCTGATGACTGGGATCGTTATGTAGATCCAGAAACGCAGTTCAAAAACCGATTCTCAACTCCTTTCATTTGGGCTTTTGATCAATACGTCGATGTCTTTGGAACGCCTGACATCGAAGATTTGATTCTCTATAAGCCGAAAGTTCTGTTCCTTGCGGACGAGGATAATCCCGGTGCTCTGGCAGCAGATAACTATGAGATGATTCAGATGAACAAAGTCTCTATAGATAATTTCGATACGTTCTCTATTAGCAAATCTGAGTATAGAACCGAGCCCGGATCAGAAGCGTTGAATCTTGATCAGCCTCCTCAGTTTCCTAATCATATTTTTCAATCCAGCGTTCCTACGATAAATCGCCTGAACATTACCCATCCTAAAAAGGGGAACCAGCCCTTTATCTATCGCACTTGGAGCGCAGATAAGAACAAGCTCACGATGTTTGGAACGGCCACTCCTGACACCAAAGTAGTCATAATCAACGATACCGCACTCAGAAACAGAAATAGATACAATGATTTTCTTGGTACCCCTAACTTCGTACAGGACTTACCGACTGCTTTGCCTGACGCACCCGCCTTCAGAGATGTCCTCCCCAGTACTCTTCTGGATATCTTTAGTCAACTGGAAGATGAACAACGCTTGAATGATTCCACCTCCCCTCTTGGCTACGCCTCTGTTGCTGTAGATGGACGAGGATTCTGGCAATCCTTCCAGACCGTAGACCTTATCCATAACGACTCCAATAAGATCTATGTGTTCCTCATAATCAACGAGTTTGAAATCCTCTCGGACTCTGTTTTGGTAGACTATCGCTTCCTTCATTCCATTCCTATGCAGAGCTCGTTCGAGGGTAAAGACTTCTCCATGAACAGTACTGGCGCCGGCGGGGGCAAACTTGGTATCGTATCTTCAGATATTACCAAAGGCGGGAAGATTACTGCGGAACCCCATCAGGCAGTCGGAAATGAGGCTATTAAGTTTGCTTACGGATACATGGGTTGGCGCTTCAGGAACAGAAACCTCCGGATTGGAAATCAACCCTCTGATGACGATCTTGTAAGTAAAGATACAGAACTCGCAGAACAGAGCTTGTCGGGTGTTGCGGTGGAAGACGAGGTAGCTGGAACCGTTGCGGCTACAGCCTATCACGTAGTTCAATACCAGAAGTCCGATGTAGAAATATCTAACTGGTACGTGGTTGATGACTGCGGCGCTATTATGATTGAGATTCCTGACATTACAGCTAACCGTGTGCTTCCTCTTCCAAGTATAACTGGAAACATTAAACCCCATACCAATGCCCTGATAAACGGAGGGGGTAAGGGTTCTATTGTGGCGCAGTTCGCGCTCACGGAAGCAATTCTTCAGACAGACGATGGAGTCAAGCAGTTAGTTCAGTTGTATAGGGATGCCGACGGTTTCGGTTTACCCGCCAACTTTGTATTGCTCGGCCCCAGCATCGATAGCGAACAGGCATTTGGTCGACCAGTTCTTGGACGAGACTCTATTAGCATTACATATACTTACCTACAGGCGCAAACCGCCACAAGTGACCAGCCAGATACTCCTGCTATGCCCGCAGAGCCTGTTAGCGATGGTGAGGTTCTAAATGACAATTTCTATGAAGATAAGCTACAATCTCACTTTGCGTTGATCAACTTCGACGTAGATGGAAAT